GGCTGTGTGGTCAAAGGCTGAACGTGGCTGTGTCCCCCCTGCAGCCACATGGGCATTGTGAATGCGGGATACGGCTGCACACATGTTGTTAGAGACTTGTTTCAAGTATGGCCGTATAAGGGCAAATCTGACCTGGTGGCCACGGGAAGCCGGTAACTTTAGGTGGTAGGGGGTGAACAAGCCAGGAAGTAGAAACTTGGCTAGGAGGACGTGAGGGGCCCCCACACCTTGGACGATACGCGCGAACTTCTTCCTCTGTGGATGGGGTTCTCTCTTGATGAAGGCCAGAATGGGATCGTGGAGGATTCCAACCAGGCTCTCAAGGGGCGGCAAATCCTTGACTAGAAGGTAGACCATCGCCCTAAATGACACGACAAGAGCCAACTGATGAGTCAAATCCTTGTTCTGCGCAAGTGCTGCGTAATTGGTAGCTTTTGTGCACAGGGGATATCCCACAGACTTCGTCAGATGGGTGGGGGTGTACACCGACAGTGTGTTGCGCACACTTTGGTACACAGCCTTGAGGAACTCTACAGCTGTTTCTTTGGAGAGACTAGCCAGGCCCTGGGGGGTGTTGGGCACAGAGAAGTGAGAACAGATGGTTGCCAGAGGTTCCACAGCCTTAAAGCCGTTGTGTTTGACAGAACGCTCTAGAGCCTTCCTCCCAATTTTGGGGGTTCGCACAAAAGAGGAGTGGGCTTCATCCTTCTTGTTGAAGAGGTGGCCTAGGGAACGAGACAATGCTGTCTTGTCACCACCGGCCAAGTCCGTAATAACGTGATCCCCAGTAGCCGGGAAGTACATAGCTTCCACTTCTTCTACAAGGGCAGGGGTATAAACGTCCTTGAGAAGCTGACAAACAGCATAGGCACGACGACCAGTCCCTGGGCTGGAGCCTCCATGAAGCTTCCCAAGTAGCGTCGAGTTCTCTGGGACGGAACGTACAAATTTGCGCACGGACTTGCCACTCAACTTCTGAGGGTGACAAGACTCCGCGTGGGCGCAAACGGCCTTGTGTGTCATGACACGGAGCATGTTCCCGAGCACGGGAGCACGGGCCACAACCTTGCTGTAGAGACCGTCGATGATTTCAACCTTTGTCTCAAAGCTTGGGGGGCACAATGCCCCCGACACCTGGGTGACAGCGGGGGACTCGAGGTCTGGCTTGTAACTGTGGAGATCTGCAAACAGATCCTCCTCCTCTGGGAGTTCCGGCTGGGCAGTTTGCCTGACAGCTTTGAACTTGGCCAGCTCGGCTTGGCGAGGTGGGACATCCATACGCTGGATAATCTCCAAATGACGGTCCCAAAGTTCATCCTCTTGCCACTGCCGTTCCTGGTACATGGCGTCGGTGGAGAAAAGGTCCTCATCCTCCGACAAATAGCCGTCCTGCTGCAAGCGCTCCTCGGCTTCTTCAGCTGCCTCAATTAGGAGCTGGTCCTGAAGAGACTGGTGGTAACCAAGTTCGTCCATCACCGCATACTTGGTGCGGTGGACTAGGACGCGGGAAGCCCCCATAGAGAGGATCGACCACTCGGCTGTGTTTCCCCCCAGCTGGCTAATCTGGCCTGCAAGGTAATCCACAGTTTCCTCCTCTAATATGCGGAAGATTGTGTCTGACCGAGGCCTTAACCGAATTCCGGTGTGTGGTGACTGTATTGCACTGAAGAAAATGTGCACAGGCGCACAGATCGAGCCGGTGGCGGATCCCATTAGGGTTCCGGAGGCCACCGACACTAGTTTTCCACACATGGTGAAGATACCACCACCGGAGTCACCAGACTCCAGCGCCAAATCCTGGTAGTGGAGCCCATAAGCTGACGGGTGATCTGAATTTTTAGGGAAGTGACGGACCACAGGGATTCCCGTTATCCTGTCACACGTTTTCCCGCTCAAAACAGTGACTTGGTCACTTTGGGGGGCAACGACCTCATGGAACACACCTTCTGTGTTCTCAGGGAGGGGGCGTACTGCAAGGTCAAGGTCCTTAGACTTTATCCATTTTCCGCCCAGCACTTCAGCACAGTGAAGCGCGGTAACCTCCCACTTTTGGCCACCAAAAACAACTTTAGTGGCGCGTCCAAATTGAGCTCCGTCCGGACTGACAAGTGGGTACGACCTGCCAACGGTGCAAGACTCCCTCGGAGTCCTCTTCGTTAATGCGGTAACAAACC